ACTGCTTTTGCTGTAACTTCACCTTCTGCGGTTTTAACCGCATCGTTATTTCCTTTAAACAGTTTAATACCTGCGCTGGCAATTCCAGACACCCCAGCAATACCCGCGGCGGCAATACCGCCTAAGTTTCTTCCATTGCCTAGTAGTCCTATTAATTCTCCAGATATACCTGCCCCTGATAAATTTTTAACATTCTTTAACAAATTGCCTGTTGCTAGAGCAGTACCTAATACTCCTCCAATGCTTGGCTTATCTATAACGTTACTAATATCCCCAAACACATCTGCCGCGCCGTCAATGATTCCGCCCGGTCCAAACAGACTATTATTGCCACCGCCAGCAATACTTAACGAACTAGGTGCTAGGTCATAATGGAATGTAGCAAACCCCGAAGGACTATCTTTTCTAACTTTCCCAGTACCATATAATACATTTTCATATGCTATTGTCATTTTGTTTTCTAATACTTTGTTACCAGAGGACTGGTCCATCCTGTCATGCTGCCAGGCAGTAATCATAGGATTTATTAGAATAAAACTTGTAAAAGTTTTTCGATTTAATTGATAGATACATATACTATCAAAGAACGGATCTATCTGACCATTATTCAATCCGTAATTTGTTGATTGATAAATGTCAGCATTTGATTTATACTTTACATCTGTAAAGGCCGCAGGTTTTGTTCCAACTGAAAAGTTACTACCACTTCCGTAGTTACTGTCAGCATAATAATATTTGTAATAGTATTCCCATAACCTATGAGTTACGTTACTCATGTCATCATGGAATACCATGTTAATATTTTCATAACTTATACCTTTTTGTATAACTGTTTTTCTGTTATACTGATTAACAACTTCTGTTTGAACTGCAAATTTAGGAAGGTCAGTTTGTTTAACTAACATACCGACTTCTGGCTGACGTCTAACTTTCCAGTCGTCTGTTGTTTTTAAAGTATTTTTTAAGAAATCTAATAACCCAGGGTTTGCGTTAGGACCGCCTTTAAAATTATTTAGAGCGGCTTGATTAATATTAAACACGACATAAAATATCCAACCATTCTTTGGCGCAAGGGCCATTGTATTATCAACATACAGCCTACTTGCGTGAGAAAAGTCAGCTAGATTGCCTTTTGGATTGCCAGCACCTTGTATTACTTGACCAAGGAAATTATTAAAGGGATTAGACATATGAATATTTAGTCGTAAAAAAAGACCCGAATATTTCGGGTCTTCCTAAGCCTTGCCTGGCTTATCCAGTGATCATTGTACCAAGTGTACGGCCAACTGCTTCGCCTACACCCAGTGGTTGACCACTAGCGCCTACTTGAATAGCGTTATCAAACTTGATTGTCAAAGCAATCTGTACGGGTTCGCTAGTCTTATAATCTAAACCTTGATAGTCTGCGTCACTAACAAAGCATCCATCTACTTCCCATGTCTCTAATACGTTAGCATCATTAGCACCGTTTCCGCCATCTAGCATTTCGATCACAGTTGTGAACTTGTAATCAATACCAGAAGCCGCTGCCGCTTGCTCATAGAAGTCGAATTGTTTCTGTAACTGCTCGCCTACTAGCTTGCTCACAGCACCTGTAACGTCATCACGTAAGGTTAAAGTCATATCGCCCCATGAGTGCTTACCAGCTAGTTTTACCTTGCTGTTGTAAACGTCAATAACGATTTCGTCAAATGTAACCTTTGGACGAGTTACGTCAACTACCTGTTTTGTCATTTCGGTAGTTGGTTTGCTTACACCAAAATTCTGAAGTGTCACTCTAAAGCGATACTTTAGTTTTGGCATCAATAAGCCTTGTGTGCTTGCTGATTGGCCTGCTCCTAGTGGAACTGTAAATCTGCTTAAACTTGCGATTGCCATCTTATTTGCTCCTTGTCCTTATTATTTACCTATTATACGCCAGCTTTGATAGCACCAGTATTTTTCAAGCGTAATGGAATATAAATGAATTCCACTGCTTTAACTGGTTCAATAGCTACGTCTAACCATAGTTCACTACGATCGATACGACTTGGAGTGTTGTTAGACTCATCGCAAACTACGATAAAGTCATACAATGCTCGTTGACCTACTAATTCTAGTAGCAAGCTCTCTGTGGCACGTTTCATTTCGTTACGTGTGATCTTGTCATTAGGTTCAAACAAGAATGGTTTTGCTAGTATGCCTAGTTGTCTACGTAGATACGCTACTAAACGAGCTACGTTAACACGATCTAAACTACTTGCGTTCTTAGCACGAGTATATTGTCCCATAGCAACTACACCAACACCTGTTAGAGTAGCAATTGGGTTAATTTTAACACCTGCCATTACATCACGAATGCTTTCTGGCAATGCTGTTGTGTGGAACTCACCGTCTTTTAGGTAACCTACACTTGAAGCATTGTCAACACCACCGCGACGTGTGCCAGCCGGAGCAAACCATTGGTAGCTCTTCTGATCACTTGTAGCGATTGTGCGCAACATCATGTGACTTGGTGGAACAACAATATAGTTTCCTGTATTGTCTGTTGTATATCCACTTGGGTAGTACATGGCCATGTATTCATCGTAACTTGTACCACCTACATCTCCGTTATCAAACGCACCTGCTGTATTCAAGCCCCAGTTGCTTAACGCAGTACCTGTTGGCTCTAAACGGAACGGTGTATCACCAACAACAAACGCTGTTTGATGACGATCAACGTTCAACGCAATTTCGTTTTGAATAACTTCTGGGTAACCAGGAGTAGCAATCAAGTTGAATACTAATGTATCTGTATCACGGATTGCAGCACTTGTGTCGATTAAGGCTTTTAGACCTGCTACAACAAAGCCGCGCTGTGCGTGACGACCAAACTTACCAGAACCGTCTTCGTTATTTGGAGTTACACTTACCCAACGATCAGCAACGTATGGAGTTGTGTTGCCACTGCCATCCATGTGTTCGTTTGCGTAACGAATGTTTTTACCTTCGTTAGCATTGATGTTGATGTAATCCTTAACATATTTCTTAACGTTAAATCCAGAACGGCGTAGGTTCCATAGACGTGTACCTTTTGGATACAATGCTGGATCTGGAGCATCTGGGTCTAAATAATTGCTTACTAGCAATGAAGCGATTGTTGACGCATCTTTGCTTGTACCTGCTGTTGCCCAACGAGCATTAGCAAACACCCAACCATTTGGACTTGTTTGATCACTTGGATCTTGCTTGACCCATTTTAATGTTGTACCGTTCCAAACATAAATGTTCTGACCGTAGTCTTCAGTAGCATTTGAACTGTCGATCCAAATATCACCGTCGACTAAGTCTGATCCATCACTGTGACCGCCACTCAACGTTGGAGCAACTGCCGCTACGATTGGACCATTGATATCTGTTGTTGGGAACGCATTTCTGTAACCAACCCATGTTGTACCGTTATGATACATAATGTCAACTTGATCAACAACTGAACTATACCATAGTGTTCCGTCTGCTGGATCTGTGTATGGAGCTGTTTGCTTTGATTCAAATACTAGTGGCTTCCAGTTAGAAGCATGGTATGTAAATCCGTCTGCGTCATAGTCACCGTGTAGGTATAAATTCTTTGTACCTGTTTCAACTCCAGCATCACTACGTGCCCAAGCACTAAAGCCTAATGCGCTTAATGGAGCATGAGTTCCGTCGTTTAGACGAACTTCACCACCTAAACTATGGCTAATAGACAATTGGAATGTGTTGCTGTCAAAACTAGCTGATGTATATTCAAATCCATTTGCTGGATCATTGATATATGTTGCTACAGTTTCGATTGTGTCGCCTGGCTGAATTGTAATAGTTGCAGCGTTACCAAACGCACCCATTGAACTTTCTTTGATTTGGAAAGTAGATGTTTGTGTAAATGTAAAAGTCTGTGAACGAACAGGAGTCTTAACTGTTGTAGAACCTGTAGCATTACGACGGAATACCTCAAAACTAACTAACTGTGGAGAACTTGCTAGTCCTGTGCCGTGGTCATAGTTTTGTTCAATGTATAGCTGTCCAGCTGCAATGTTCTTACCATCGCCAGTTGGGTCAATACCATAAATTGCTGATTCAGGTGATCCGTAAATTGGAGCCTTTTGTGTAGACCATTTGTTTGTTGTAGCATTGTACGATTTAATAGTCCAGTCAGCACCTTTGTTAGGACTTGTTGTCTTAACATACATAGAACCACTTGGAGCGGCGCTAAAGTCTGGGTACTGAGTGTGTGGTCCTTGGAATAATGTTACTGGGCTATATGTGCCAGCAGTTAAACCTAAGGCAGTTAACATAGTAGCTGTGTTACCAACTTGAATCTTAATCTTACCATCTTGTACATCTGGATTCTGTACGCTTACTGAAGGAATGCTTGTATATCCGCTACCTGCTGAACCTACAGCAACGTTAGTAACTGCGCCATTAGTAACTGTTACAGAACCTAATTGAGCGTTTCCGCCAATAGATACAGTTGGAGGTGTTACGCTTGAATAATCAATACCACCGCTTGTTACGTTAACAGCGGCAACACGGAATGTTAAATTCAATGTAGCGGCAGTACCTGTACCTGTGTTAACAGTAGTAATAGCACCTGAGCTGTTAGGAATAGCACCAGTGTATTCACCACGGTTGCTAATTGTGTAGGTTAGGACTGATCCACTAGTATTAACTGTGTTAATTGTTACTGTAGCTAGACTTGATGTGCTTCCGCCAGCTGTGTTTGGAATTGTAAGTACTTGACCAACTGAATAATTTGTACCAGTATTGGCAAGAGTTACTGTGGCAACTTCCATTGCGGCTTGTAAAACAGCACCACTAGCACCGTTGCTTGCAGCTGTACTGTCAGCAAATAATTGTAGTACACCACCAGTTCCGATAGATGCGTTAACACCATGTGTACGCATAATTGCGTTAATGCTTGAAGCCATAGCAACTGCGTTTGAACCACTTAGTGTAACAGTTTGACCGTTGATTACTAAAGTATCACCATTGTGTGTGCTTAGATCACCGATGCTTGTTGAACCAGTTACTGTTGGGAAACTTGTTTGCCATACAGTAGATTTAAATGTGCTACCTGCTGAGAAGCCAGTTTCTGTATTAGTACCAACTTGTACCCAAGTACCGCTTGAGTTTTTGTACCATAGGTTGATCATGTTAGCACTTGTAGCAACAATAGTATATGTTCCAGCTGTACCAAAACTTGCTTTAGGTGTAAAACCGTCAATACCTAAGTACATATCCATATTATCGTTGTCGATAACAAATGGAGTCTTGCTGTTGAAAACTTGATTTACTTTGTCCCACTCAAAAATACCAAAGCTGGTATTTGATGTAGAATCTAACCAGTAGGTACCGTTAACTGGCAGGCCTTCTGGTGCGCTTGATTGAGGAACTAATTGACCTAGGTCAACATCTGCGCGAGTAACATACGCTCTTGAGCTAACTCCTAGTAAGCTGTAAGCTGATTGTAAACCATACTCGTTTAATTCGCCACCATGGATTGGATTACCACCAACGTCTGTGTAGAACAACGGAGTACCAAATGTGTCTGTTAGGTCTCGTTGACTTGTGATCAAATAAACTTTACCAGCATTTGCTTTTTGTGTACCAACAGCAACTCCTGTGCCGCTAGCATTATTTTTGTCTTGTGCTGAAGCAACAACAATCAACGGAACTGTGCCTGGTGCGGCTGGAGTATAAAAACTCTCGTCGATAACTGATACTTGTACGCCTGGTGAACTTAGTGCCATTTGTTAATCTCCCATAAATGGTTTTTCTTTGTTATATTTAGTGTGGTTCGGTAAAAACAACCCGGTTAAATACACATGAAAAGGGCACAAAAAGGGCAGGTATGAGAGAACTATGTAAAAGCTGTGAAAAGCGTCCAGTAGCAATTAACTATCGCAAGGAAGGCAGAATATATTACAGGTCAAAGTGTGACCACTGCGCTAGAGGACTAACGGAAGGATTACCTAAATGGTATCTAGCAGGATACCGGCAAAAGGATCAATGCGAGAAGTGCGGGTTTAAAAGTAAAAACAAAGAACAATTTAACGTGTTCCATGTTGACGGTAACTTAAACAATTCCCGTCCAAACAATCTCAAGACTGTATGTGCAAACTGTCAGCGAGTCCTACATAAAGAGGGCGTTCGTTGGCGTCAAGGGGATTTGACACCAGATTTTTAATCTGTTCAAATAGATCATCAATGCTACCGTTGTTGTCTAATATTGCGTCAAACTGAGTCCCAACCCAAGCTGTTTCACTAGCATGGATTTTAGCGTTTTCTAAAATACGTCTACTAGTTGCCCAGGTTACATTCCCGTCTGCTCCGCGGTTTGCGCTAACTGCGGCATCGTACCATTCTGGTTCTGGACCACGAACAACACGAACTACTATTCCGCCTGCGTCCTTAATTGATTTAATTTCATTAGGAAAACGACAGTCTGAAATTACAATATGATCTTTACTGTTGCGAAGTTTATTTTCTAAAGCGGCAATCCAAATATCATCATGGAATGCTTTACGGCATACTTCTGTTCCCCAGTACTGTAAGACCCAACGAGGGGTAAGATGGGGCATATTTAGACGCTTTGACCACCATGGATCTACCTGTTCACGCCATTCACGAGCGGTAGTTGTACGACCCTCTAGCATGGTGCGGTCCCAACCAAATACTTGTGCTACTGCGTCTTTGAGACTATTGGCAAATGATTCTCGTCGGTAACCATGAAAGTTAGTAAGATAGTCTGCTATAGTATCTTTTCCCGACCCAATAAAACCACATACGCCAATAATCATAGTATCTCCCAGTAGATACTTAATTATATTACGGGAGTGTTACAAGGTCAAGATTAGATTTAACCAATTACAAAAGTTAATGGCTCACTGCCATCTTTGTAATTGATAAGATCTAGTTCTAGAGTTTCAATTTCGGCTTTACCTTCTGCTTTGAGTTGGGCACCGTTTAGACTTGTGCCTCCCTGAGGGCTGGCAATTTGAGCAAACTTTTCACGAGCTTCGCCTAACATAATCTTACAGTTTGCCAGTGCGTAGTCTTTAATCCAAATACCTGCGTAGTTGTCTTGGAATAGTACAAAGTCAGGTTTATGATTGTACATCCATAACAATACGCTTTCTTCGCCTTGCGGGCGCTGACTAATACGTAGTTTTTTAGTTGTTGAATTCCAGTCAAAGTTAATAAAACTACCAAACATTTTACCAACTAATTTCTGATAACCAGCAAACGCAAAGTATGTAGCAAGACCGCCCATGTTACTAGAGCTTAACAAATAGGTATTTGTATAGGCCAAGTTGAACGGTTCAAATAAACTGCCGCCGTCACCACCACCTGAACGTGAACCAATACTGCGTCTAAAAACTTGCCTAACTTGCATTACTTCAGGGCCTAGCGTATATTCGTTAATGTTTTGTTTTAAAGTCAAAAACGCATAACTTTCTTCTGTGCTGTTTGCCGCTCGTTGACGGTATTTCATTAACGCACGGTTAATAGCCTGATCGTAATGTTTAGGATCTAGTTCTACGTCAACCATACCATCACCTAGGAAGGTTTTGATATATTCAACTACTTTTTGTTTTTCGTTTTCTAAGTCGCTCATGCTATTATTTACCTATAAATATACTACTATGCCAAGACTATCCTTATACCGCCCTGAGAAGGGTAATGACTTCAAGCTACTTGATCGTATCATTAACGAGCAATTTCAAGTCGGCGGAACAGACATTTTTATCCACAAATACCTAGGACCAGTAGATCCTGCCGCAGGTACTGCGACTCCTGCTGTTCCTACTAATACAAACCCTATTCCAGAATTAGGCATCCAGGACCTAATATTTATGGAAAATAGGGATAGGCACTATGATCCAGACATTTATCAGATCCGCGGAATTTACACAATGCAGGATCTAGATTTTAACCTAATGCAATTTGGCTTATTTTTACATGGTGACAGCGTCATGATCACGTTTCATCTACGTGGGTGTGTAGAATCATTAGGTCGTAAACTAATGGCAGGTGATGTGTTAGAATTACCTCACTTAAAAGATGATTACGCAATCAACGATCAAATGGTTGCTATGAAAAGATTTTATGTTGTAACTGATGTTATGCGACCGGCGTCAGGTTACAGTCAAACTTGGTATCCGCATTTAATTCGTGCTAAATGCGACCCAATGACTAACAGTCAACAGTTTGCTGAAATTTTAAAGCAAACTATTCCGACAGCAAACGGCGGCACTACTACCCTTGCCGATGCTATGAGTACATACAATACTAACATACAAATTAATGATGCTATTATTGCTCAAGCAGAACAGGATGCTCCTTTATCAGGATACGATACATCTAATTTGTTTGTATTGCCTTTAAAAGAAGATGGTACATTAGAAATACAAGATGCTAGTCGAGTTGATGTTGATGCTAGTTTAGATAACCCTGCTACTGATGCTAGTAGTATTTTACAAAGTCCACAAAAAGACCTGTATGTTGGATATCTAACTGGTGATGGTGTTCCGCCTAATGGTGCTCCTTATGGATTTGGTATTGATTTTCCAACCAGCGCAGTTAGTGGACAGTTTTACTTGCGTACTGACTTTTTTCCAAACCGTTTATTTAGGTATGACGGAGTTCGTTGGATTAAGTATGAAGATAACGTTCGAATGACCATGTCTAATAATTACGATAGCACAGAAACTAATAGAGACCCAGCAGATAAACAGAGCGATTCACGTACTAGAAAAACTCTTACAACTGGCTTTATTAATAATAACAATACTGCTACTGTAGCAGGTAAAGTTATTCAAGAACGCCAAGCATTGAGTAAAATATTGAAACCAAAGGCAGATAATTAAAATGGAATTTTTCTATGACGGTCAGATAAAACGCTATCTGAATCAATTTATGCGAGCACTAAGTGAATTTTCCTACAAAGACGGTAAGGGGAATTTAATTCGTATTCCGGTTCGCTACGGTGATTCTAGTCGTCAAGTAGCCGCAATCATTGCTCAAGGCTCAGAAAATATTTTAAATTCTGCTCCTATGATTTCTTGCTATATAAAAGGGTTTGAATACGATAGAAGTAGAATACAAAACCCGTATCATGTTAGCAAAATGCAAATTAGAGAACGAGCGTTTGACGAACAAGGAAATGAATATATTAACGAACAGGGAGAAAATTATACTATAGAAAGATTAATGCCTGTTCCTTACACACTTCAATTTACAGCAGACATATGGTCAACTAGTACTGAACAAAAATTACAAATTCTTGAACAAATTTTAGTTTTGTTTAATCCTGCGTTAGAAATACAAACTACTAGCAACTTCGTTGATTGGACCAGTTTGAGTTATTTAGAGTTAACAAGTGTCAATTGGACTAACAGGGCTATAGGCAATATGGCTACTGACGATCTAGACATTGCTAGTTTGTCATTTACAACTCCTGTATGGTTAACAACTCCTGCTAAAGTTAAGCAGATGGGTATTATTACTAAAATCATTACTAATATCTTTACAGAACCAGCAGGCACTGATCTAGTGAATAACTTTGACTTTACTAATAAGTCTGCTACAATTATTGTTACTCCTGGAAATTTTGGCCTATTTGTATTAGGCAACACCGCAAAATTAATGAAAGACGGTGATAGACTAGTTGGCGACGAATACGTTCAGATTCCTGAAAAAGCAGGAGTTGATATCAACTGGTATACACTTATTGACATGTATCCTGGAAAGTTTAGATCGGGACTTAGTCAAATTAGATTTACCAAGCCGGACGGCAACGAAGTTGTAGGATACATTACTATAAATCCTAGCGATGATAGAGAATTATTAATTAACTACGAAGCAGATACTTTACTTAATACGCTACTTCCAGACTTAACAAATACTTATATCAGTGGATATGTAAATGCTATTATTAACCCTCAAACATATAATCCTGGTACTCCAGAAATGGATACACGTTATCTAATACTAGAAGATATAGGTGATGCGTCGTCAGACGACGGCCCTGATGCTTGGAAAAATTCTGATAATAGTGATTTTTATGCCAAGGCAAATGATATTATTCAATGGGACGGCATTCGCTGGAATATTATATTCGATTCTCAGACACGTACAGATGTTGTTTATATAACTAATCGATATACCGGAATACAATACAAGTGGGACGGAACTCAGTGGAGTAAGAGTTTTGAAGGACTGTATACTGCTGGTGATTGGCGATTAGTTTTATGACAAAAATAACCTGTAGCGGTGGACTTTTCTTAAGTAAAGAATCACAAAGATTCTTGTTCCTTCTGCGCGATCAAGGTCGTACAGCAGGAACATGGGGACTAGTTGGAGGCAAACAAGAGCCTGAAGATGCTACAGCATACCAAGCACTTGAAAGAGAAATTTCTGAAGAAGTTGGAAAAACTCCACCTATTAAAAAAGTAATTCCGTTAGAATTATATACAAGTGAAGATCAGAATTTTTACTTTAACACCTATGTGTTATTAGTTGATAAAGAATTTATTCCTACGTTAAATGAAGAGCATGTAGGCTATGCGTGGTGTGATTTAAATAATTGGCCAAAGCCATTACATCAAGGCGTTAAACGTAGTTTAACTAGCCGAATTAATAAAACAAAAATTGAATTGATTTTAGAAATCTTAACCGACAATGGTGTTGTCAGTAGAAGTAATAGGCCAAGGAGCGCCTAGTTCTAAAACAGTTGGAACGATCTGTTCTTGTATTTTTGAATCTAACATACGCTTGTATTCTAATAAATCGTCACCTAGCGCAGTTTCTACCATAGTAACAACTTGTTCAGAAGTTAGCTGTTCAAACTGAACAAACTCATCAGTTGGCTCACCTAGACCAACTGTGCCAAATACTTGAGAGCCGTGTCCCTCACCGTCGGATCCGTTTAACACAAATTCGATATTGAAAATTACTTTTTCACGACCATTAAGATTAGCGTGAGCATTAAATTTTAAGAAATCCCAGGTATATGTATTCATATGTTTATTTATCTCCACTGAGGGCCATCGTACCAGGCTACTAAACTGTATCTTTTACCGCTAGTTACCGGATTAACTTTGTGGTAAGTTATACTAGGAAATACAATTACTGTACCTTGTGTACGTATATTTACAGGATTTGGTACTTGCCCGCATTTTGTAAATTCAAAATCTCCCCCGGCATAGCTGTCTGAATCACTGAGTTGTACACTAACACTTAATTTTCTATGAACATTTGGAAATGCCAAAAAGGTATCCATGTGTTCTGTATAATGACCCTGATAAGATTCATCATATTCAGTAAATTGAAATGCGTTACAATATTGATACGCCACTTGAAAATGTGTAGAATTTGCCTTGGCTACAAGTGTATCTACATCAGTAAACAAGTCGGCCCATTCACTTGTGCGCCGTATCCATCTAATTATACTTCTACGAGTTTCTTCATCTTTAGCAAACTCTCCCCCTTTTCCGATACTAGCATCAGAAACAGGGAGTAATGAAGCTCTACGAATTATATCTTGGCATTGCTCAGAAGAAAAGTGTTGTTTAAAATAACACCACTCAGAAACCATTGTTAAGCGTTAGTTGATGTGGATTCGGTATTAACTGCTACAACACCTGGGCCTGAAGTATCTACATAGCTATGAGATGTTGTCTCTGGATGCAAATTGCCTTCAACTGATGAAGTATGAACAACTGATTTGACCCATGCTATAATATCTGCTTTATCTAAAGTATTAAATGCTTTGAAAGTCTCAGGATCTAGATTGTTAACATCTAGGTCAACTACTCCAAACTGATCTTTTGTTGCTCCGCTATCAGCTGTGGCGGTGCATTTCCAGAAGCATCTGTGTACTACTTGATTAAAATCGCCCTTTGAAATAAGTTCGATTTGTTGTAAATCCCATGTATATGTTGTTGCCATTTAAGGTCTCCGGTAATCCCGTATTTATTGCTCTGTACCAGGTCCCATAGCACCGTTACCGCCGCCCTGTGGATTCAATTGATCCTGAGCTTGTTTAGCAACTTTATCAAATACTTGATAAACTTGTTCGTATGGTAATTTGCCTAGACCTGCTAGAAGAACGTTGAGTTCGTTGACATCTACGGTTAATGTAACTTTTTGAATGACTTGCATTTTGTATCTCCAATAATGTATAGATATTTAATTCTTTATTTTGTTGGTGGGGTCTTTCCTGGGCGATAATGTTCATCAGGAATCCATGTTTCTCCAGCCGCTAGTTTAGAATCATATCGAGCCTGTCCTTCTGCCACAGCCGCTTTATGATCTTCTCTGTTGCCCACATCAATTGGAAGTTTAGTGGCCGCATTTGCCTCTATATTTTCGCTTTCATCTGTGAATTCAATATTCAACTGATACAATTCTTCACTTCTAGCAGAAGGGTTACCGTCTGGATGTTGATGAGCATATACAATATTACCAGTGGTATCTATATGAGCATCGTGTAGCTGAGACACTACTGCGTTAAATACCGCAACTAATTCTAGTGTTGCGGTTGTAGCATTAGTAACTTCTAAACGATCGACGCTAGGAGTAGGATGCATATCTTGGTGGTGGTACTTATCTACATGGGTTAAAACCAATCTACCCATGATAAAAGTACCAGTAGTATTATATGACTCAACTAAATTAGCATTTAGGTCAGATAATACTTGTTGTGCGTTCGCAATTAAATCACTATTAGCCATTTAATTTCCCTTTAAGTTCGGCAATTTCTGTTTTCATGTTATCCATTTCAGTTTGCATTTCACTTATATGTAGTCTTAGTTGGTTCACGGCCTGTACTAAGATTGGAGTTAACTTGTCATAGTTAATTGACAAATAATACTCTTGATTAGGATCGTCTGGCTGAAGTTCTGGATTATTGCTGGCCTTGTTAACCGCAACTGCTTCTGGTAATGCGGCTTCAACTTCCTGAGCAATAAGACCTATGTCTTGTTTACCGTCATAAAGTGTTTGTGATAAGTCGGCGGCT